AATGTTTGTTCAGGGTAAGTAGCAGTTGTTACAACGTTGGCAGTAGAGTCTTGGTTGATCTTCCACTGACCACCATTTAGGAGAATACCATACTGTCCAGTATAATCGTATCTTGCTTCTGTACGATTATTGATACATGTAGGATAGCCTGTGTTTACAGTCTGACCATACTGGTTAGTGTTACCATTCTGGTATGGTTCGTAGTATGCTGTCGCACTAGGTACGTCTGCTTCTGCAGGTGTCGTGTCACTAGTGTAAAGTTTAAGGACTAAATCCCTTGGTGCATTATCCTCTCTATCCAAAACAAAGTTGTTCTGGTTAACAAGATAACGTAGTGACTCCAATTCACCAATATTAGGTACTAACAGTGCCATTTAATTTGTCTCCAAAAATCGTTGTGTGTTGCTTGCTTAAGTTTATTTATAAAATAAATCTCCCTCTGATATTTATCAAAGGAAAACTTTCAGTGATAACGTGAATCTACGGATGTTATTTACTTGGTCAACCCTGAATCTGAGCATATCTCCAGCGATGAGATCAATGTCCCATGCAGAGAGGTTATCACTGAAAGCTTTCAGGTTACCACTGATCTGTGGTTTATCACTTCCACATATAGTTTGGAAGTTAGGATAATCATTAAACGTACATTTCTGTATATCTAATATTAGAATACCCACTGCATCAGCAGTTAATGTCCAAGACTGTATTTTTCCAGTAACATCAATACCCAACTCACCTTTAGGTCCGTTGTTCATATCAACAGAACCACTACTATAAACCATATTAACGGTTCTAGTAAGATCTGCAGTCGTAGAGGTAGCAATAACAAATGCAGGATCACCAAGATCAGGTGCAGTAGCAAATGTAATTTGATTACCAGTAACAGAGAAGTCTATTCCTGGATGTTGTACCTGACCATTGATTGATACAATCAATTGAGCATCATTTGTGGGAGTATATGGATCACCATTCTCAGTTAAATCGAATGTAGTTTTTACTCCATTAAACCCAGTGTTGATAGAATCTAGAACAACATTATTGTTCTGTAGATACTTCGCTGGAATATCATAAGTAACCCCTACAGCATATTTTTTCTGAGCTTCAGAAACTACGCTATAGTTCTGGTTTTGTACTGATACATTATAGGTAGGCATCAGGAAACTCCAGGTGTTACTTCAAGTATTCCTTCAATAACTCTTGACTTAGTACCCGAAGGTGCGGTCAAGAGAATATCATAAACATATCTTCTAGCAGTTAGACTTGCTGTTGCAGCGTTGTCTAAACTAACTTTTAACTGTCCATTATATCTATCTGGAAAGTCAACCACAAAGTCACTGGATGTGCTAGAAGTATAACTCTTCTTAATCTTGGCCACAGCAGTGTAACCAGTTAAATTTAATGGGGTGGTGTTTGCTTCATTCTGAATATTGAAGGTCGCTGCAAAGTCAGTTCCTTTCTCACATATTAGATTTATCGGTATAGCAGCCATCTGACAAATAAAGAACCCCTCACTATTTAGCAAGGGGTTACTTTGTTATTCTAACCTTCTACAACTGGAGGTGCTACAGGCGGTGCTTCTTCACCTTCTGTTGCTGGTGGTTCACCTTCTGGAACAGGTGTTTCTCCTGTTAATATACCAATTGTTTCTAAACCGCCCTCTAGTTTTGTACGGTACTCTCTTAAGCGGATAAGTTCTGCTTCTGCTTTTGAAATTTTAGCATTAGCATCTGCTAATTGCTTTGTGAACTCTTCCCTGAGATTCGCAGCTTCCATTGTCATGTGTGTGTAATGATCGATCTTACATATTTATTATAGCACAGAAACTTATCTTTGCATACCACGTATCATGGATTTCAAAACTTCTATCTCTGCTTTAAGTTCATCTATCTCTCTATCAGTCCTACCAGACTTAACACGTGCTGCTCTTACTGCTTCAAATGCCTTGGTATCACTATTAATTATAGCACCTGTGTTGGAGTCTCTATAAAGACTATCCTCACCTTCTACCTGTATATTCATTAGAAGGATGCTACTGCTCTTAGGTCTTGTAACTTAGGTACGTATGATGGGTTATCCGAATTCATAACAACCTTAACTGCAAATGAGGTAAACTCAGGTAAGTTAGTAACACTAAATGGTATTTCCTGATATGAACCTTGCTTCTCAAAGAGACCAGATATTTCATTCTCTGCTGAAGCAGTTAAGTCTATATCAGACTTACCATCTGTGTTAAAGAATGTCCATTCGATATCATCAAAATTAGTCTCACTAGACTCTTCTTTAAACTTATAAAGAACCTTAACATCAGATGTATTTCTTATGTTAGCAGTAAGTTTAACATCAATAGATGTACCTGGATTATCTAAAGAGATTTCCTTAGTAACATACTTAGCAATACCAGAGGTATTCTTAGATGAATCTTCTGTTACATATCCTATACCTGTCTGATAAGACATCTTATTAACTTCCCACCAGTCCTTAGTATTTGCTGGTTGACCTACGTATTGTAAGTAATCTCCAGATCTAAAGATATCTGCTGTTTGAGTAGCAATATCTGCACTTCTATTGAAAGCACTTCCACCAGTTACTTTTGAAGTAAAGTCATCATTGATAGGTTGTTTGTTATTAAATACAACCAACTGTCTACTATTAACATCCCAATCTATAATAGTTCCACCAATCTTCTCTGCATACAATTCATCATTATCAACATTTGCATCTTCGTTAATATTATAACCATTAACTACAGTATTAAGTGAGAATGAAGGAACCTCTTCAGTAGGACCAGAATCACTGATCGTAACTGTTTTACCTACTAGATTACCACCAGCTGCAGATTGTGTTTGGAATGTTAATGTTTCACCAGCTTTAAACTGTCCAGTGTTCTTGAGTTTAACAACAATAGATGTGAAATCTGATGCACATGAAAGAACTACTCCACTACCACCTTGTAATCCGACAACCTCAGATGTTGCTGCTACTGTTGTAGAATCAATATTCTGACCAGTTGTAATCTCTATTCTATTATCAGATCCATCAACATTACCTGCAATGGTTAAAGTATAAACCTTATAAAGTTCTAAGATCTGATTTTGTCTACCATACCTAGACTCAGTTCCATTAGGATTCTCAATTCTATTAGATATAGTCTTAACAGTGCTAGTTCTTAAATCTACTACTGGACTCAAATGAGACACAGTAGATGATAGATCTAACTTATAAACCAATGATTGAGAAAGAGAGTTCTTCAACTCATTAATTCTAGAAGCTACGACTTTCTGATTGATAAAGTAATGTTCTTGACCTATAAATGTTTTCTCATAATCAGATTGAGAATATGAGTTGTAATTAACAGGACCATTATCTACTGGGATAATATTGGTTGTTTTAACAGTAGAGTCAATCTTTGTTTCTGGGAATGAAAGATAACCTATATCAGCATATAGTTTTTCATACTTCTTGTTAACTGAAATCATTCCAGTAGATCCACCAGCAATGATATTAGAACTTGCTTGTGTTGGAGAGACAATATTGAAAGTATCTACACCACTGTTAACGACTTTATATAAGTTTGTATTTAAGTTAGCAGCACTTATACCACCAGTTGATTCCAATCCTTTAAAGAAGACGTAGGAGTTACCACCATCTTCAAATCCATGATCTCTATGAGTTACTTCAACATAGTTATTATTACCTCTGAATTTCTTCAATGTAGCACTACTACCAGACTCAGCACTTGTACGAACTGATCCAGGATACATTGATTCATAACCAAGATTTTCATTTGTTAATAGTAAACTACCTGATCTAGATGTATTAAACTCTGCTCTATGAAGCTCAAACTTAATATCTTCTCTGAGATCTTCATTCCAACTATCTACGTTTTGAGATCTGTATACAGAACCCAATCCTGGTTGAGATGTTACAGTACCAGATCCTGCAGCAGCACCTATTTCAGAACCCCATATCTCATAATCAACAGAATCTGTTTCAACAACAAAAGCATATTCAGTATCATTCTGTAAGTATACAGGATGATTAAACTCGAAATAAGTACCAACACTACCAGCAACATCAGTTGTTAAGTTGGTTGCTACACCCATTCTAACGCCTGGTGTATCGTTTGATATTATTGCTTGTACTGATCCACCAGAATTACTTGTACCTGTACCAGCAATAACAATTGAAGGAGGACTTGTATATCCAGCACCAGATATAGAAACTTCAGAACTGAATAGTTTACCATCAGATAATCCTAATGAACCTGTTGCAGTAGTACCACCAGGTAACTGAGGACTCTCTATAGTCATCGTTGCTGTATCATATCCAACACCAGCATCAATAACTTTCAAATCAATTACTCTACCTGAATCTTTAGCAATAGTAACAGTGATGTTAGTATTGTTGGTATTGTTAGCAAGAGTTACTGAAGGAAGAGTTATAGTCTCTGCTGGACTGAATGAAGTTCCATTATTGTTGGAAAGTACAAGAGTATAAACCTGATCAGGAGCAACAGGTATCCTATCAGCATTTCCAGGTAAAACTTCAATACCAGTCTTATCAAATACTTTATAAACAGGACCAGATGCACCAGACTGAACACCAGATGCTATTTCTCCAATCTCAATAGTAGTCTCTTGAGACACATATATCTTAAGGAATGTTTCTGGTGAGATAGTCTTCTCTGTACCAGGAACAATATACTTACCTGGCTTACCACTTACAGTATTGGTTAGGTATGTTCTAACTGGTATAGAAGATGCTTTCTTATTAAAGTAAAGAGTTAATCCAGTAACGAAACATCCACCATCAAGATTTTCAACTTTAAATGTTTGAGCAAGAGGATTAGGTCTCTTCTCATTAGCAGCATCAACAATTTGCTTACCTTCATTAGACTTAAGGAATGCAGGTAATGTTGAAACAATACCAGTAGGATTAGAAGGTAATATACCTGTTGGGTAGTATTTAACTTCAGTGTATGTTTCTACATTGTCTTTATTACTATCAGTAGAACTCGAAGTAAATCTAATTGTTTTTTCACCTGTCGTGAATTGTAATTGTTCAGAACTGGTATCATAACTTGTGTTATAGAGATAGTTGTTCCAAGTACTTCCTTGTGTTGGAGCATAACCATTAGGTATTATAATAAGACCACTAGCATTACCACTACTATCAGTAACAATAGAGGATCCAAATGTTGATAGTGAGTTTGAAGGTGATCCTGTAAATCTTAGATCAGGATTAACCCATCTACTAATATCTCTACCTTCCATAAATGGATAGATTCTAGTATTAGGTTTTAATCTACGAACAGTAAATTTAACTGCTCTTGACTTAGCAAATTGCTGTAATGAAGTAGCAACAGCAGTCTCACCAATAACCTTAGTTTGAATACCTTTACCAGTTTCATTATTCTGTGGACTGATATTAGAAGAACTTCCTACATTAGCAATAGTAACAGTAGATTCTACTTGATCAGAGTTGATATCAGAAAGAGGTCCGATATTAAAGAAGTTCTGATTAGATCCAATCCAGTTAACTGTATAAGAATTATACAAACTAGCATATGCATCACGTACATTATCCTTAGCAAGGAATATAGTATAAAGTGAAGTATTGTTATCAGATACTAAAGGAGCATCTGTATTCTCATACCAAGTATCAACAGGAGCATCTAAAGACGCATCCCCAACATACTGAATAACCACAAATGGATTTGGATTAATAGTTTTAGTAGCAAATGGGTTGCTAAGTAAGTTTAAAGATGTGTATGGAAGAGTAATTAGATCACCAGACTTCTGGTATCCAGCAACTACTCTTTCATCTTCCTTTGTATTAACTTCTACTAACCTAAGTGAATCTTCTCTTGACTGAGCTCTCAATACAGATTGCTTAGTATCAATAGAGCAATTATAGTCAATAGATTTAAGGTTACCAATCTTATGAGTCTCGAAGTTATCTACAACAAATCCACTCTTAAACCTTTCAAGTCCAACATCATCCTTGATCTGCATATTCAATGCTTGCTGTTCAAGGACACTAAGAAGTGTATAGTATTCTAATCTTTCAACACGCTTCTCTAACTTGCCGATATCACGCATTGTATAACGCTTGTTATCAACAGGTATTACTCTTACATCAGAAGCATCTGTTGTATAAGCAGGGATGTACAAATAAGATAATGCAATAGCATCATCAACTGCTTCAGGTCTTGATGGGTTTAATGAGGAATTACCTTCCTTAACTACAAATTGACCCTTCTTGGTTAGGAATATACCATCTATACGATCTAGATATTGTTTCTGATAGAATGAAACTGTATATCCTAAATTTGTATCAGATGCTGGACAACTTGATACCACACCACCATCTCCATCAAAATTATTGAATGCAGAATTTTTAAAGATAGATTCATCACCAAATCCAGTGATAGTAGCATTGTTATCTACTTTTGGACGGAAATCAATTACATCTCTTAATTGTGTTACACCATATACAGAAGAGTTGAATGATGGAATCTCCATAGTAGAAACTCCAGCTTCATGTAGATAGGAATCTACAGTACAGAAATCACCTTGTGAGTGATCGAAGTAATCAAATGATACTAGAATCTGACCAGTAGGTAGATCAAAACCAGGTTTAATAACAATACGAGATACATCATATAAAGTATCACGTTGACCATCAT